CCCTAATGAAGATAAAGATAAAAAAGAAAATTTAATAAAAGCAAAATTAAGATATAGGTTTTAATTATGGCGGAAACTAGAAAAGAAATGGAAGTAGTGCAAGGTACTGCACAATACTGGCAAATGGAATTAGAAAGTGCCGACCAAACTGAAAAAGATTGGAGAGATAGAGGTAGAGCTGTTGTAGCACGATACAGGGATGAAAGAAGTGCAGATAGTTTTGGTGCAGGGTTATACAAGCAGTTTAATATCCTATGGTCTAACACAGAAACCATGAAAGGTGCATTATTTGCTCGTATGCCTAAAGCAGATGTACGCAGAAGATACAATGACAACAACCCTATTACTAGACAAACAGCTATTGTATTAGAAAGAGCATTACAATACGGAAATGAGGTATATTCAGCAGATAAACCAATTAGAGCAGCATTAGAAGATTATTTACTGCCGGGCAGAGGTGTAATATGGGTAGTTTATGAACCTATTTTTGTAAAAGAAACTATACAAGTAGAATCCTTAGATGAATTTGGTAATATGATAATGATTGACCAAGAAGAAGAAAGGATTGCAGATCAAAGATGTTATTTTGAGTATGTAAATTGGGAAGATTACAGAGAAAGTCCTGCAAAAAGACCAGAAGATGTATATTGGAAGGCAAGAAGGCACTTACTTACAAGAGATGAGTTAATAGAAAAAGGCTTTAAAAATGCCTCAAATATACCTTTAAATTGGTCTCCAGAACCATCAGAAGGCTATTCTGAAGAGTATTCTGAGGTATTTTCTAGGGCGGAAGTATGGGAAATATGGGATAAATACAAAGAAAAACGATATTTTGTATCAAAAGGTTATAATGAAATACTAGCAGAAGATGATGACCCTTACGGATTAGAAAAATTTTTTCCTACTCCTGATGCTTTAGTAGCAATACGAACTAATGAAACCAGTGTTCCTATACCTGAATTTACATTATACCAAGATCAAGCTGATGAATTAGATAGAATTACAACTAGAATAAGTAATTTAATAGAAGGATTAAAAAGAAGGGGTATTTATGATGCTTCTGTACCAGAGTTATCACATTTAGCAGACGCAGGAGATAATGATTTTGTGCCATCAGAGAATTTTGCACAATTAGCATCAAAAGGTGGGTTGGGTGCAGTATTTCAACAAGAAGATATAGCTCCTATTGCACAAGTATTACAAGGTTTATATCAACAAAGAAATCAAGTTTTAGATACTATATACCAAATAACAGGTATATCAGATTTAATTAGAGGTTCTACGAAAGCTAGTGAAACTGCTACAGCACAACAATTAAAAGCACAATTTGGTAGTATGCGTATGCGAAAAAAACAAGGTGAAATAGCTGAATATATAAGAGATTTATTTAGAATTAAAGCTGAATTGATAGCAGAACATTATGAACCAGAAATGTTAGCATCTATGACTGCACTTACTATTACACCAGAAATGATGCAAATAATGCGTGATGATAAACTTAGAAGTTACAGTATAGATATAGAATCAGATGCTACAATTTTTACAGATGAAGTAGAAGAAAAAAGAACTAGAATAGAGTTTTTATCTTCATTTGGTAGTTATTTAGAAAGAGCAGTTAGTATAGCTTCTCGCTCACCAGACCTTACTCCATTGGCATTTCAAGCATTAAGATTTTTAATGGGAGCATGGAAAGTAGGTAGAAATTTTGAAGATATAATAGACCAAACAGAAGCTACATTAATGCAACAAGCACAGGCTATGAAACAGGCAGGACCTCAACCTTCAGAAGCTGAAAGAATTGCTGCACAGAAAATGCAAACAGAAATGGCTAAAGAACAATTAAAACAACAAGGCAAACTAGCAGATATACAATCAAGAGAAAGAACTGTAGGCAATAAAACAACTACAGAAGCACAAGCTAGTCAGGGTAGAATGGATGCAAAGAAAGAATTGGCATTATTAGAAAGCGATATGAAAATAGCAGCTCAATTAAATCAGGATGCAAAAGATGAGTTATAATAAAAATTACGATAATATCCAATGGGGTAAAAGTAATTATAAGTTTGCTAAAGCAACAAAAAGAATAAAATCACATCAAGTTATGGGTGATATACAAGAATTTGTGTCTCCAATCGACAAAACTGTTATAGGCAGTCGTTCTCAAATAAAAGAACACGAAAGGAAACATAATGTTAGGCAAGTGGGTAACGATTATGTAGGCTCTACGAAACCTAAGTTTTGGGATAATATGATTAACAATAACAAAAGAGGATAATATGACACAAGAAAGCACTCCTGCACAGGAATCAGCGCCTAATACAACACCAGCTACTGCACCAACATTGGAAGCTGTATTAGAAGGTGCTATTAACCAAACTATTGATAAAGAACCTGAAACACCTAACAATGATACACCAAAGGAAGAAGTAGAAAACACTACTATTCCTGATGCTCCTAAACAAGAGGAGACAAATAATTCCGAAGAATCTAATTCTGAATCATTAGATCAGGTAGCTACTGAGAATGAAACAGAAACCAAAGATTCTACAGAAGAACCTTCTGATGATGCTGTAGTAGCTCATGTTGATGGAGAGGATTCGAAAGAAACACCTTTACAAGCTCCAAAAAACTGGTCAGAAGACGTAAAAAGCACGTTCAAAGATTTACCTCGTACAGCACAGGAGTATATGCTTAAAAGAGATAAAGAAATGACTGCTGATTACACTAGAAAGACGCAAGAAGTAGCTCAACAACGCAAAAGTTATGAATCACTAGATAAAGTTATAGCTCCAGTAAGACAGCAAATAGCAGCAAGTGGTATAGGGGAATCCGAATATATTTCCAGATTATTAAATGCTGATATGGCTCTTAGAAGTAACCCAAAAGTGGCAATCAAACAATTAGCACAAGGCTATGGCATTGACCTTTCATCAATCGAAGACACTGGGGATTGGAATGATTCCGACCCTCAAATCACCCAATTACAACAACAAAATCAGGCGATACTTGCTGAACTAAATCAGTTCAAACAGCAAAATCTACAATCGGCTAGACAGCAAACAGAAAATCAAATTTCTACTTTTGCACAATCAACTGATACTAAGGGTAACTTAAAATATCCTCATTTTGAGCAATTAAGAGTTAAAATGGGTAATCTAATAGATGCAGGAGAAGCTAAAGGCTTAGAAGATGCTTATAGTAAAGCTGTTCGATTAGACGATAATTTATATAAACAATCCTTAGAATCACAAAGAAAAAGTGCTAAAGCAGAAGAAGATGCTAAGAGAAAAGCAGCAGTTGAAAAGGCTAAAAAAGTTAGACCTAGAACTGCGACAGCTCCTCCTAGTGGCTCTGTTAAAACTAGCGATTTAGATTCTTTGCTTATGGAATCAATTAGTAGTGCAGGTATAACTAAATGAGTTGTGGGTTTAACAATAACTTAATGAGGTATAAAAATGGCAAGTCCAAATAGTACGTTTACCGAAATAGTTACAACTACTCTTGCAGGATATTCAAAAACTCTTGCAGATAACGTAACTAATGGTAATGCCTTGCTTCGTCATATTGATGGAAAAGGCAACAAACAAATCGCCACAGGTAGAACTATTGTGCAGGAATTAGAATACGCAACTAACTCAACTGCAAAATGGTATAGTGGCTACGAGGTATTAGATACATCTACATCTAATGTATTCACAGCAGCTGAGTTTAATTATAAACAATTAGCAGGTAATGTGGTTATATCAGGTTTAGAACAGGTCGAAAACTCTGGTAAAGAAGCAATCTTTAACTTACTTAAATCAAGAGTAAGAAACTTAGAAAAAACTCTAAAAAATACTATGGCTACTGGCTTATATGCTGATGGCACAGGTACTGATGGAAAAGAACTAGGTGGATTACAGTTGATTGTAGCTGGTACAAACACTAACACAGTTGGTGGTATTAACGCAGGTACTTATACATTCTGGAAAAACCAAGTATATGATTTTTCAACAGAAAGTGTAACACCTAGTGCAACTACTATCCAAACAGCTATGAACACACTATGGTTAAGTACAACTAGAGGTGCAGACCACCCTGATGTTATCGTAGCAGCATCTAATTACTTTCAATTCTATTGGAGTTCTTTACAGACTAACCAAAGATTTACAAGTGATGACAATGCTAGTGCTGGATTTATGAACTTAATGTTCATGGATGCACCAGTATACTATGATGACCAATGTCCAACAAGTAAGATGTATATGCTTAACTCGGACTATTTATTCCTTCGTCCAGCTCAAGGTAGAGAATTCTCTCCTTTAGGTGAGAAGGCTTCTGTTAACCAAGATGCTATGGTATTACCAGTCGTTTGGGCAGGTAATATGACTTGTTCTAATAGAGCAAGACAAGGCATCATACAAGCATAATAAAGGAGAAAAATTATGGCTTATATTACTGGAATGGACAAAACTGAAGTTAGTGATACTGCTACATTTATGGTCGGTCAAAAAGGCATGGATGCAGCTGGAAACACCTTCAAGTATGTTCAATACGATACTGGTGCTGGAAGTGTAGCAGCAGTAAGTGGATATGTTGCTTATTACTATGCACCATCAGGTGCTTCAGCAGGCGCTGTAAATGTAGTAACAAGTGATTTATCTGATTCTAATGAGGTAGGTGCTGGTGTTTTACAATCTGCTCCAACAGACGGACAATATTGTTGGATTCAGATAGGTGGAACAGCAACTCTTACTATTGCATTAACAGCAGGTGCTGATGGAGACCCATTAACACCAACAGGAGCTGGTGATGGTACATTAGATGTAACAGCAGCAGCAACTTCACCTGTGTGTGCATTTGCTATAGATGCTTCAGCTAAAATAATTGCTTGTCAATTTGCAGGTTAAAGCATTATAATCGTGGGGGTGAGATTCCCCCACACAAACAGGAGGTAACATGGGTAATTTAAGAGTAAACATATTTAAGAGTGAAGATGGGAAACAAGATTTAGTAGAGTTTAAACTAATTGGAGACCCTAATACTGTTATATATAAAATGAGTGAAAAAGAAGCACAGGTAAAACAAGATTTTCCTGCTGAATACAACGCATATTATAAAACTAAAAAACCAATACCAAAAGCAACTCCTATAAGTAAATTAAAAACAATTAATAAAAGTAAAATAAAATTCT